ACTTCGGACAAATCCAACCTTGCTGCCCGAATATTCCGTTATACGGATTGATTGCGCTTGATTCTGGTTCCATATTTTGATATTTTAGTTATTTCTTATGATTAAGCCGCTTAATAGCGTCCTTTTTAGAGTATGCCATAATTTTGTTTCCTTTTATAGTGAATTCTCTCAACTCTTTAACTGATGACTTAACTTTATAGTCAGGATTAAAAGTCATTCCTTCTTTGCGATTCACAGAGTACGGATCGTATCTTTGTGCTACCGCACACATCGCTGCGGTTGCTAGCAACATTTGCTTCATTTTGCTCATAATTAGTCATTTAATTCTTTAATAAAAGATATTCTAAAGTCACAATCTTGACACGCACATAGCTTACCGCAATCAGAGCAAACCTTATCAAATGCCCTTACAGCTTTTTTCGTCAAATCAATTTCAGCCATTCGAACAGCTTGATGGGCTACAGTAGAATTAATCATCTTATTTTTAGCATTATAATCTACTTCCATCGTCTTTACAAGATCCCTTGCTTTTTGTGATTTCATTTTTATATTGTTATGATAACTCTACTATTTCAGGTGCAGGAGTGATAAGTTCTGTCACTTCCAGATTTATTTCGTTTATTACGATTGAAACTACTACGTCGGGTTCGCAGGTTTCAAGTTCTTTTATTAACTCTTTTACTGTCATATTATTCTTGCCTTTCTATTTATTAGTTAATTTTCACCCAAATATGAGAACCTGGTAAATCTGACTTAGCTGACATTACATGAAATGCCAACACCTTTTTCACATCTACGCGATTTCCTTTAATTGTTCTCTTAACTTTTTCTGCACTCACAAAATAAGTGTATTCACGTTCACCATTTAGATGTTTGTTAAGAGCTTCTTTTGCGTCAGATTCCTCTTTAAAAACATCATAAGAATATGCGTTATAGGTCCGTTCTCCATCCAATTTAAATTGTAGCTGATAAAAGACTTCATTTGTTTCTTTATCAAAAGATTTTCCTATTCTTATCTTCATTTCTATTCTTAATTTGAATTATTCTTCATCATCATATTCTGTATCAAAGATACGTGCAACCATATCTACAATATTTTCCTCAATATCTTCCGTGGATCCAGTTACCGCATTGGCTATATTTTTCTTCTCCTGAATGATCCGATAAACTTTTTCATCAATAGTTCGCCGGCCAAGAAAATAGTAGCAAGTCACAGAATCCTTTTGTCCGATACGATGCGCACGGTCCTCACATTGACAGCAATCGGCGTACGTCCAAGGGAACTCAACAAAGGCGACATTACTTGATGCGGTAAGCGTCAAACCGACTCCGGCTGCTTTTATTGAGCAAATAATAATATCCACTTTAGGATTATTTTGAAAGGCGTCAACCGCTCTTTGCTTCATGTCCGGTGATTCTCTACCTGTTACAGATACAGCCGTGGGGAAGTAACGTTTCAATTGATCTACAACTTCATGAAGCGAACAAAAGAGGATTATTTTCTTTCCATTCTCCCGGAAGTCTTTCACAAATTCAATAACATCGCGTACTTTTCCACGTGCTGAGATATTACGGAGAACCCCGATCTTTACCATTACTTCGCCACGCAGAGCCTTTTCAATCTTCTCATCATCAGCGTCCTTGTATTTCTGTAGGTACATGATAAGATCGCGTTCTGCATCCGTATACTCCTTACGATTAGTAATTTCGCATGTATTTACCTGACGTATCTTATCCGGTAGGTCTGTGAGGACAAAAGATTTCTCACGACGGAACATACAGTACTGCCAAAGATTGAAATTCAGTTCTTTCAAATTAGAAGCCTCTCTTTGTCCGGAGCAGTATCGGTTAACAAATGGTTTATAGCCACCAAAATCCTCCATACGGTTTAGAATCGCCAGCTGTGGAATCAAATCTTTGGGCCGATTTACTACCGGTGTTCCAGTAAGTTCTATCACCCATTCTTTGCCGGTGCATATCCCTTTACAGAATTTAGCCTGCTGGGTAGATGCAGATTTACAACGGTGACTTTCATCAATGATAACTGACTTGAATAAATTGATTGAGTTTCTAAATTCTACATCTCTCAATGTCCAGCCTTCGGCTTTCTTTATGCGTTGTACAAAGTATTTCTTTAATGATTCATAGTTAACAATAAACACCTGGTGCATTCCTGTCTGGAAGAAGAAAGTCCACGTATCACGCACCTTGTCGGTTAGGATCATCGCTTTTTTATCTGTAAATTTCTCCCATTCACGTAACCAATTTATTTTGAGTGAAGATGGACAAATGACAAGACAAGGAAAAGCATCAGCAAGATTTATTGTTGCAATACTCTGCAATGTATTATGAGTTACTATATAGCTATCCGTCAGGTATAAATGATCAAGTGACGACACTTTAATACACTGCTGTTCAAAGTCTCCAATATACTCTACAGATTTGATATAGCGTGTAGTCTGAAAAGATTTATTCCGATTCCAATCTTTTATTTTATATGATTGTTCACTAAAAGGACAAAACTCAGTCCTAATGTTAACTTGGAATTCAATAGTTTTAGCATCATCAGTCCTATTATACATATGAGGTATGGCAATGCCCCCTAATGATTGAACTAACTCCATTATATCTTTTACCAATAAGACAGATGTTGTGTGGAATATAGTTCTATTCTTTATACAGCTACCATCTGTATCCATTAGCCCTCTCAACAAATCAAGTCTTTGGTTAACAGACCCTTGAAGATATTCCTTCGGGATAAATTTATCCTTACTTAATATTTCAAGTTTCATTCTTTTTATTTCTTCTCTATACAGGTGAATTTTACTACTATCTTTTACGATTTCATAATGTATAATAGTATCATAAGTAGATGAACTTATTTTCAACCCAGATATCAACTCATTATTAATTTTACCAATAATAAAAGATTTGTCTCTAGGAAGGCTAAACTGTATTTTTTTATGATTCAATCCTGCGTCACCAATTATAGCTCCCATCGTATATGATGGGATTATAAACCTTTTATGTGCATATTGAACGGGATCACACACAGGAATTTCCCATTTAAAGGAAGGCTTTCTTTTAGAAACATCCCGCTTAGGATTCATTTTATTAGTTAGTCCCAAATAAAGCAATTCTTGCAATGATTTTACCGTCCAACCCATTCCACGTCTTCTTCTGTTTTGATCGCGTACGCACCAAAGATGCTCAAGATTACAATCAACATGAGAATTATCATTCATGGTAACTCTATATGTTTTTCGAATTCCTTGAGGATAAATTGCTTCTACCGTTTGAATACTTCCATCTTTAGCAAAAATCTTGTCTCCAACTTTAATCTCTCCCATTTTAATCCACCCTGAAGGGGTGGCAATAAGCGTATAAAGCGGATTTGCTTTTCCGAGTCCCGGTTCATCGCAATTCATAAACCGTTTTAGTTCCAATCCCCGTGCAATACCTTTAAGCTGATAAGGATAAGGCTGAATCTTTAAATTGTGCGGAACGGTTAGATCCGGCAGTTCCGGAATATCATAAGCGATATCTTCCTCCTTTTTTTCTGTACCGTTCACCCAATTTATATTCTCAAACTGCTGTATTTGATAAATCATCCTTTCAAGCTCTACCCTACTCCTTGTCGGGACAATCCAAACTTTCTTAGTACCATCAAAATGTCTACCGGGAATCTGTCTGACCCGATCTATTATTGAAGTCTTATATTTGAATGATAATTCGAAATTATCTCCTTTTAATTCAATATTCATGATTCAGAGTATTTAGCAGGGGGAATTATCCCCCTGTGATGATTGATTATGCGGTTGCGTCAAGAGGTGCAGGCGCCTCTATTTGTTTTTTACGTCCTCTTTTTTTAGGCTTCTCTTCTTCCAGTACAACAGCTTCTTCCGGTTCATCCGTTTCGAAATCAAGCCGCTCTTGTCTGACTCCCCATTTCTCTTCAAACAGATAACTTTCAACTTCCGCATCACAAGCTGCAGCATCAATGCTCAATTCTTCATAGTAAGGATAGTCTGCATCAAGGAGAGGAACGAAGATTTTCAAGTCAACAACTTTGCCGGACTGGAGAAGTTTAGCTCCCATAATGGTAATTCCAGAAACGCCATCGACGCTATCATTTGCATAGCCTGCAATGATATAGTTTTCTAGAGTCTCTGCATAACCCGGAGAAGTAAAGCTATCCTTGTTGATATTAGATGCCTCAGGCTGTTCACACAATACAACGAGATGTAATTTAAGCCGGCTAAACGCTTCTCTTAAATCGCTGTGAATGATCTGATCGCAGCTCTTGTTAATTACATTCGTGTAGTTTGCTTCCGAAAAGCGCTCATTGTACACTACATTCAGTCGATCTTTCTTAACGACTGCCTTCTTGATTTCATTTTTTACTTGTTCCATAATCTTCTTTAGTTGATAAAGTGATAATACTAAATGCTGATACAACTCCCATGACGGCAGCCGTAGTTATTT